CCATTTGATTTGGTCAGAGATTGAAGGCATCTCAGCACCAACCATTCTCAAGAATGATGATACTGTACGATTTCCATAACGCTCGAATTCTTTCTCATAAGTATCAGGAAGATACTGATTCAAGAAGTTGAAGTTTGTAATGTAATTTGTAGGCAATGTTGCCTTCACTGAGCTAGGGGTAATCGCTACACCTGGGCTCGTTTGTAATGTACCACTCATTTTTTAAAGTTTTAAAAGTTTAACGTTTTTTAATTACCAATCTGCTTCCTCTGTCTGGATCTATTACTCTAATCTTTACTCCTTCTGATGGTGTAGATTGGGGTGCTTGTCGAACCATATCAATATTTTTAGATTCCTTAGCAACACTTCCTACAGCGTCTGCCATGCCTTTTTCATAAAAGAACTTAGCAAACTTATCTGGGTTTCTAGCTATAGCAATAGAACGGTGAAAAGCTTCGGCATCTGCAAGATATCCATTATCATCAAGGAATTGTGAAACAAAACTCCTTAAATCATTTTGCTCTTGCAGTAAGTTCTTACTATCTCCTGGCTTATAAACCAATTTTTTATTTTCATCGACATTAAATTTGAAACCTTCAAAATTATCAGAGAAAAGTTCTTTGGTTTTTTTAGAGAAGAATTCTGATCTTCTTGCGTTTTCTTCTTCCATAGACTTGGAAGACTCTTTATATCTCTTGAATGCATCGTAGTTTTCTCGCTCTTCCTGTGGAACAAATGTTTCCCTTGACTCAAGTGGAACTCTGTATTGTTCTTTAAGGTCGTTAAAGTACTTCTTAGCCTTTGAGAGCTCTTTTTTCTTTGCTAATTTCTTTTTTTTGATATCTTTTTCGTCATCAAAATCTTCATCATAAGCAAACCTATCTGAAACATCAAACTTAATGTCATCTGGATCAAGATCTGGATTTTGCTCACGTTGATACTCAAAAAGCAAAGAGTCTTCGTCCATTTCATCGTAGTTTTTATTCAATCGAATAAAATCTTCAATTCCACGTCCTGTTTCTTTTTTGTACTTAAGAAATGCAGAAACATCTTCTGGAAGATCCTCGTTTTGTTGTCTCTGCTCAAATAACTCATCTAAGTTATTTATTTCTTTATTGTACCTTTTACCAATATATGAAAGAACTTTGTTATCATCAATTTCGTCAACAGGTGTTGACTCATTTGTTTCTGTAATAACCGTCTCTACAGTTTCTGGTGTAGAAACAACTGTATCTATACTTTCAGTAGATTCTTCAGAAGCTACACTTGAATTTTCGTGTTGCTTTAATAACTGCTCTTCTACTTCAGCAACAGACTTCTCTTCAAAGTCTACTGCCCTTACTTTAATTTCTCCTTCCATGTTAATTAAATTTAATTTTTTACAAAGTTAATAATTATTTTGTTACTCATTTTCATAGAACATTGACTGAGAGTCTTCTGTATGCCATTTCTCATAACCTTCACAATTGAAGTATTCATTATTGACCAAATAATTTGGTTTTTCTGGAAATGGTTTTGTAACAAACGAAGGCTCAGACCATTTTATTCTATTGTTTGGTTGAAGTGCAATCTGTCCATTATCAAGAAGTATGATGTGATGTGATTTATGCTCAAGACCGTCCTCAGCTAAAGATAAATCAGTATTTAAGTCATTTGCTCCCCAGTTTATTGTAGCATAATAGCTTCCTTGATACCAATTCCTATCTTTCATGTATACCTCAACTTTTGTATCATAAACATAAGAAAGATGAAGCAATGTAAAATTATAAGAAAAACAATTCCATATTTGAAGATAATGAAATGGAAGATCTGGATCTGGTGTCTTGGGTTCTGTGAGAAGTGCATGTGATGGTAACTTATCTCTCATTACACCATTTTCAAGTAATACTTGAAATAGTGCAGCTTGACCAGGCATACATCTTACAGACATTACTACTCCAGGAGTGAATTCACCATGCCCCTCCTTAAATTGATACATATACTCATTCCTTACAAATACTTTGAGAGGAAAAAAGTTGTGTTCTATATATGCCATATTACTTGTTTCGGTGCTTAACTCTTCTGGTTATTGGTATATGTATACCTAAAGATATTTCGGTTTCTGGCTTATATCCAGTTCCAGCACTTTGATTCACATCAAATGTCATCGGACCTCTCTCAAAATGAACACCGTAGTTAACATCAAATCTATTTTTATCAGCACTTCCAGATAAATAAGGATTTATTTTTATTTTTTCTTTTGTAGTAGTAGCCGTTGTTCTGTTTTTCATGTTCTTATTATTTAGGCTCAAAAGACTCTAAGTCAAATCCATCTAATGAATCTTCAGTACTTTCAAAGTTAATTGGAGGAAGATTATTCTTTCTTTGATTAATTAATTCTGATTGTCTAGATGCCTGTAGATCAACTCTTTTATCCTTAGCTTTTTCTTTGTCTTGTTCTCGCTTTTTTATTTCTTCGGATTCTATTCCTTTAAGTTGCATGTTATATTGGAATTCTAGATCCATAAGCTCTCTCTTCATGTCAACCTCAGCTCTCATTTTCATAATTTCATAATTTGCTTCAGCCTCCTTAAGTTGAATTTTACTTTGGGCTTCCATCTGTAACAACTGAGCCTTAGATTCAGCAGCAGCTTGTTGAGATTGAATATTCGTCTGCATTTGCATTTGATATTCCATCTGCTTATCTTTTTGCTGCTTTTCCATTCTACGCTTTCTCTTCATCTTTAACAGCTCATTAGCTAGCTTAATGTTCTTTATGTTTCTAATGTCGATAGCATCTTCGAGATCAATTGTTTGTTGCTGCAAAGCTACTTGTATATTTGCCTCAAGCATTTGTCTTTCATCCTCATCTGGATCAAGATCAATGAATATACCAAAATCAAATAGGTAAAGATCTCTTATCTCATCTAAAATAGATAGATTATATTTACCAATTTGCATTGCAAATTCTTCAGCAAAATCAGAATACTCAAGTATATCAGCAACCCTAATAGAAACACATTCTGCAAGTCTTTTAGTAATATTAAGATTGCCTTCTAGTATGTGTCTTGTAGCAGTATTTGAATTCATTGCTGCCATTTTTTGAATTCCAACCAAAGCATCTGGGTTTGGCATACTTCCATCTCTAGCCTCGCTAATACCAGTCACATCTCTAATCATATTCAAGTAATGATTATAGTTGTTTATAAGCGAAGACATTTTTGCTTGACCACTATTAGTATTTAATTCTTGAATTGGAATTCTGGCATTATTAAATTCACCATCTTGAGTATAGCTTCTACCAATAACACTACCAGTTTGAAAATACAATTTAAGAGCATCTTCTGGATTGTATGCAGCTCCAGTACCTAAATCAACCTCATTTATACCGTCAGCATCAATAAATACACCATCTGGTACTACTCTAGCAGTTACTTGTTGTAACTTTAAATGCGTTAACTGGATTTGATCTGCAAAAGGAATCATGCGTCTTACTAATGACTCCATAGCTCCTTTGTACATTCTAGGAGCAAAAGCAATATAGTTTGGATATGCTCTTTGAGATGCTGATTTTGGACGAACCATATTACGCATCATCTCCCACTTAAGAATTATGTTTGTTCCTGCAACAAGAACCCCTTCATACCAAACATCTCTTACTGCTTCAACTCTTTCATATGGAATTCCATCCTCCATTGGTGGATTGAAGTTTTCATCTTTTCTGATAACTCTTTCACCACCGTTTTCAAGTAATTTCTTTTTCCAAACAAACTTTTTGCTTGCTTTATAATTAAAGTAAATAAGAGTTACAATCTCATTTGTAAAATAATCATCTTGATAGTTTCTTATTATTGGAAAATATGTATACCATGCAGCACTACTATTTCTAATTTCATTTAACTGTTCATCAGTTAATGTTGGATCAATTTTAAGCACTTCTGTATAGTGCATTTGTTTTACTTCTCCAAAATAATAGCAGTCAGAAAAATCATTTTTCTCTGTGTAACTGTGAATCCAATTTGCAGGGTCAACGTATTCAACCTTTAACCCATCATTTATTAAAAATGAATGTTTAACTACAGATACACCAACAGTTACTAAGTCATAATTTATTTCTTTTCTTAACTCATCATACCTATTCATCTCAAATATAGTATCAATAGCTATTTCATTAGCTATCTCTATACTTGGCTTATACTTTATCTGCATGTATAACTCAAGCTCTTCATCAGTTTCTGGAAGCTCTTGTGGATCAACATTAAATGCATTAACGCCAAACTGCTCTTGAGTCATTAATAAGAAATCCTTGGCCACCATGTCAGCCTCAATCATTTCTTGAAATATGTTTTTACGTTCAGCAGACATAACGTCCTGCGATTCAGTTCTGACTTTAAATAATCTATCAGACATTCCGTTTACAACGACATCAACAAACTTTGGAATAATTGGAACTGGAGTCCAGTCTAAATTCATCATAGACATGTCTCCATTAATAGCCAACTCATCCTTGTACTTTTGTACTGGTTGTTGACCACGAGCATACAGTCTTAATCTATGAAACTCACCCCACTGATCATAAAACCTACATGTATTGTTCTTTCTTTTAAACCACTCTCCTTCAATGGCCTTACCAACCCTTAAGCCATACTCATAGGTTTGTTTCTCTTCATCCGATACCATTTGACTTGGGAACGGATTTTGATATATTACAACAGATGGTTTTTCCATTCTATTCTATAATTTTGCTGTGACTGCCTTGATTATTATATCTTACAAATTTAATACTAATTTTTGATTCTTTTCTTTCTGGTGTAAACATGTGTTTTCTTGTTGCCATTATTGCCAAACCAGAACTAATTGATGCATCATGTTTTGTTCTATTTGTGGGGTCAAACCTGGCCCAATCTTCAAGTGTTTTATTGAAATACATAGACCCTATTACCTCTGGATCTCTATATGTGCCTTCTGAATCAAAACCAACATACTCTTCTATGTATGACTCTATACACGATGCATGAGCTTGTCTAATATCTTCACTAGAATTTGGTATTCCTCCAATCTCAAGCTCTGTTTTGGATAGCTTATTTAAGTTCTTGTCTGGTCTATTCATTGAGAATCCTCTATAACCTCTATTTTTAAAGTGATAAAGAAGTCTAGCCTTGTTATTCTCTGATAATAGTGGCATACCATAAAAATGACAAGCCATTAATACATCTTCAAAAAATATCTCAGCTGTTTGTGGTCTTGCTATGTACTCAAGAAAGAATTCATTAGTTGGTCCATCAGACATATGAAACTTAGTCATACCATGTAGTGCTCCATTAGAACCTCCACCTCCAACAACACCTGATATGTCATAAGGGTCACAACCAAAAGCCCCCATATGTTCATTACCTGGATATTTTTTACCATTCTTAGTTATAACATTATTTCTCAAATTTTGCTTAGGTATCCAAGAAACAAGGAACCTGCCATTTTTATCTGGAGTCCATATAACCTCAGTATCTTTTTCACCGTTCTTCCAGTGAAAATATCCTCTAGTTAAGAATTTTTCCTTAATTAAAGAATCATTATAATCAATCTGTTGGTATATTTTTGTTAAGTTAAATACAGACTGCTTAGACTCATCTCTAAATGCGTGAGACTCGGTTCTAGGAAACTGCCTATAAAACTCGTTTAGTGCGTCAGAGTCTGACTTTAATGCATTAACCTCATTGTTCCACCAAGTAACAACTCCAGCATTAATATATTCACCATCTATACCTTTTATTGGTTTTTCTGGATTATCAAATACTGGCCATCCAAATTCATCTATGTAGCCCTCAACATTCCACTCCATAGGAATAAAAAGAGAGTATAGTCCGCTTTTTGTTTGATCATTTGCTGATCTATTAGAAACATTACTATCGTTGTATAATTTTTTAAAGTTCTCGCCTCCCTTTGGAAGAGCATTTGATGTAGATCCCATCATGCATTTGCCTATAATCTTTGCACCAAGACGAAGACATGTTTTTGTTACCCTCCAGTTATTTAATATATTCTCTGGTTTCTCCCACTTACCACTTTCATCATGAACTAATAATAATAACTTTTCACCATCGTAACTGTTGTCTGCTGTGTTCTTCCAGTCAATAGTAGTATCTAGTCCTTCTATGTCATCAGACTTCTCTTCGTCCATATTCTTTCTAGTAATCTTACTAGCAGGAACTCTAAATGCTAACTCAGTCTTTGGATTATCCATCCCATCCTGTATTGGCTTAAAAAAGAACGGATAATTTCTTATAATTGGAACAACCTTATCCGTAAACATTTTTTTTGCATCACTACCAGTCTTTGATAGTATACCAATTCTAGAATCTCTAACAATTGTACCTGTATTACACGTCTCTGCTGAACTCATAAAAGAGAATCCAGAACGTCTATTTTTTAGGTAACACATACCAAACGATCTACTGTCAGCCTTACATGCTTCCCAAAATATGTAAAATATCCTATTAGATTCTCTGAAGTCTGGAAGACCAATGTCGATTTTGGTCCACTGTAAATACATATAATGAGTTCCAGTTATATATGTTGGTTTTCCGTTGTTTAAAAACCAGAATCCATTATCTCTTCTGTCAAACTCTCTTTCTATGTAGTCAACATACTGTACTTTAAAGGCATTATCCTTTCTGTTCCAATCAAATATGCTTTTTATTTTCTGTAGTTCTTTAGGATATTCTATGGCTTTCCATTTAGAACCCCTATCTTCAACTTCTTCTGGAACAGATGGTATAGCTACCTTTAACCCACTTATATTGTATATCTCTCCTATAGTGCCATCTTTTGATATAACTACAAGATCATGCTCTTTATTGTATCCATATTCCCAGTTCTTTCTCCTATTTTTATTTGAGATTGTTGATTTATTTACATAATCATCAAGAACTGTATATAGATTATTTTCCATTTTTTATTTTTGCCTTTCCTTCAGCAAATCCATGTTTACCAAAGTCTATTTGAGCAACAGGTTGTTGTGCATCTTTATTTTCTTCTTCATCAATCTTTCCTAGCATGTATAAAGCATCTTCAAATGCAAGCCTTTTTGCTGATGCTGCATTTTTCAATTTATCGGCAGATATATCGTCTTCTGCATGAGTTATTATTGGCTCTCTTAATACTTTAATGAGCTCATCAACTGCTACCTTAGCTGCCTGTATTAACTCTATTTTCTTAGACATATATTCTTGTTGTACATTCTGTAAAGAACCTCATCGTCTATTCTAAATTCATACTCACTATCTGGAGAAAACGCAACAATGTCTCCCTTGCTAACGTCCATCAATGCATCGTTAAAATACACTAGTTCCCCCCACAAATCTTCTCTCGATCCAATACTTGATATAATTTTATCTTGATTTTTTATGGGCCTAACAAAACAATATGGATAAGGAGACATCCAATCACCATTTGGGTCTTTATATAGGTATAACTGATCAGGCTCTATGATAAAATAATCATCAAACAAATGATGCCAGCTACTTTTTTGGTTTCCCTTCATGTCGTAATAGAACTTAAACACATTGTGATGAACAATAACATTGTCACCACTTTTAATTGGGCCATCATAATTTATTGGAACAGAAATAACCACACCAAGTCTATTAGAAACGGTGTGGTCTTCTTGAGATGTACTTATTATAAAGTCAATATCGCCATACTTACGCACATTGTCATAGCGCTTATCGTTGTAAGGCTTAATTATAAAATGGTATGGAGACTTCATTAGAAATCTATATTATACTCAATAGATACAGGCATTGAAGCAGAGAAACTTTTCCACTTGACAATCTCCTTGTCTTGATTAAGTATATATATAGATATAGATGAATCAGACTCCATGAGTATTGTGTCTATAGAACCATTTCCTCTAAGGACTTCTTGTCCAACTACATAGTGCATAGACTTCATGTAGTCAGGACCTACCGATATTTTTCTAATTATATTCACCTGTTTGAAGATTGATTTTAATGTCTCCATATTTAGAAACTAGCTCATCTTGAAACTGTGATAAGTCAAATGCAGATGTTTCTAAATTAGCTAATGATGCCATCTTTTGGCTCTTCATTCTTTCAAACGAAACCTCGATGTCAGCGATTTGAAATTTAAGATCTCTGTAAGTTTGATTTAAAGATCTTAGCTTTTCTAACTCTTCCTGAGTGATTTTCTTTTCTTCCATTTTATTTAATTTAAAATTATTTATGTCACAAATATAGTAAATATTTGTGAAAAATTACATTGATATATACCAAGTAGTGTCGCTATTATTATACTGAAAACACACTGGTGTATCAGCCGTCAATGTAGATGGAGCACCAACTATTGATGCACCTGGGGTAATCCAAGTTGTTGATGGTCTAGTAACAGTAGACATTATAACATACTTTAAGCCATCAATGCTTGAACTAGCAGTTGGCATTGTTATGTCAAATGTAGCACCAGCTGTAGTTCCAGTAAAGTATGTGTTTATATTCGAAATAGTATAAGTTGTAAGAGTTGCAGTAGAATCAATTTCTGGAGCTTGAGTTAAGTTTATAACGTCTTGAATCTTAAAGTTTACTGTATCTCCAGTTGAACTTTTAGTTCCAAACAACAAGTCATTTACACCTGGATTTTTAGTTTGATAGTTTCCTGCTTTCATCGTCCTTGTCCTTTATATTTTTTCTTATAGTTCTTTGATGTTTTTAAAAAAGAAGTTTTAGTCTTAGCGTGTACGCCAGGCCTTTCAACATGTTTTTTCTCAAAGGATTTTACTTCTAGTATTTTTTTGCTCATCTGTTTCTAATTGTAAAGTTAATAAAAGTAATTGAATAAAAATTTCTAGACATATCAATGTCTATAGATAAAAACCTAAATGGACCAATAATTAGTCTAATGTTTAGATTTCCCCATATTTCCTTAAACCAATAATTTCTAAATTTCATAACAAGATAAAAAAAACCCGATAAGTGTGCGTGATGTTAATCTATTAAGCATATCGGGTGTATTATAGGTTTTGCAGCATTGCTATCATTCGAGGACATGGGTAGATATCACTCTTGTCTTTTCTCACTGAGTTGTGGGTGTATATACCTGGATTACCTTTGAAAGCCTCCGTATCAATGGCGAATATCTCTTTTCTGTATGCCTTGGGTATGTTGTAGGTCTCACACAGGTACACCAATAACTGCCGAGTAGATTCTATCTGCTCATCCGTATACTTGTGCCACAGCACATGACCTTTGAAGGGCTTATCAAGGATAGTAACCTCCGAAGGATCTACTATACCTTTTACGTAGTTATAGTATTTACCATCCTTAAGTTTTAGAGGCCCCCAATTACACACTTCAATACCAACAGATAGTTTATTTAAGTTCTGATACTTTAATCCATGAACCGCAAAGTCTTGATTATCTATACCTAAATGGTACGCCCAGTGACGAGATGAAAAGCATTGAACTATTGTACCTTTGTTTCCAATAATAAATGCAGTTGCTATTCTTGTGTCATTACTATTCCAAAATTTAGCTACACCAACAGCGTTTCCATTACCTGCTGTATGATGTAAGTAAACTTGTGTTTTCTTAGACTCTTCTTGAAAATATTGGTTATTAGATAACCTTTCTTGTACTATTTTAGTAGTATCTAGTTTCATCAATTCTTTATATCTTTATACGTGTCAGAAGCCTGTTTTAAACCATCCCTTAATTTCTTTATTGTTTCAAATGTCTTTTTAAAAACATTATTTCCAGAAATATCAAACCAGTTTTCATTTATAGACGATAACTCTATGATAGAAAATATACCTAAAAGAATATTTGTAAATATAGCAGCAGTAGTAATTTTAAAAGAAAAACCTAGAAAAATAAGAAGGCTATTTGTAAATGGAGTAAGAGCATAATAATCTAAAGGAAAAATAACTCCTGCTGTAATGTAATACCCTAAAGCCTTATATATGTACCCTTGTCTAAGTATTCTAGATTTAAAAACATCTCTATATTTTCTATTTGTTTGATTAGCTATTTTCTTTAATGATACTAGTTTAACTAAAGTATCAATAAAAATAACAAACATAAGAATCATTGCCATTAATTCTACTGGAGCAAAGAAAGATGTTATTCCTAAAATAAATAATGACAATTTGGTTTTCATACTCTACCTATCTTATTTTTGATGATGCTATAAATTATATATAAAATAATTAATATCCACAATATACCACCACTCCAAGCTAGAAATATAGTAATACCAGGTGTATACTTTATCTTTTGAGGCTTTAGTGTTTTTGT